ATGAGCGACAGACAACAATTCATTATAGATTGCACATCTCTTATTCCTGTTATAGGAACTTTGGTTTTAATAAAAATAGCTAACGAACAAATGGTTACCATGGTTGCTGCTTATGTACTTTGTGGCGAACTTTTGGGTGTGTTGATCAGTAGGATATTGAGGTTATATTATATTGATGTGGCTTTCGTCTGGTTGGGTGGAATTATGCTTTGGCTGTGGTATTGGTTCGGAGTACAGCCCAGCTATATGGGGTGATAGAGCGTCAGCTGCAAGTGTGGATAGGACGTCTTGTTATTCAAGTTATCAAATGGACAGACGATTAATCGGAAGAAGTTGATATTCATAAAATTAGTATTTAATAAGTCTATAATAAAAGCACTTCCAACGTTCGCTTACGGAGGAAGTGCTTTACACAAAAACTAAACTAGACTTATAGTATTGAAAATGCAGTTGTAATCTGTGTATCATTCCTTTGCAAGTTGGCTGAAATAGATGTCCGACAATAAATGAGAAAAATCAGTTCATAGTTTGTAATGTTACGTTACTTTTATTTATATTTTCGAGCACTTCATCAATGAATAAAGAGCGGTAATGTGGGCATTCAAGAATGCCCTTACTTTTTGCTTCCCGGTACACTTTGGAAAATAATTTTGCTTTCTCCTTGTCGGTGGTCGGCAGTTGCTCTATGGGAGTGGCGAGAAACCGACACCCCCAGCCTTTACAGGTGGGGGTGAGGGAACAATGGTTTGAACTTTTCCACTGACATGAGCAGTCAGCAATTATTTGATTCATATTTAATATATATCGAAATAACATTAATCTTTGTGCTCGTACATGTCTATTGCCTTAAAGAAATCATCTTCGTAATTATAAATATCATCTAGAGTTTCAATGGCATGTTTCACATCTTTCTTGTTTTCATCAATAGTAGCTACATATTTAGTAGCTGTATTGAAATACATGCGGCAAATAGGTTTACGGTTATTGTCGTCAAGTAAAACACTAAAGTAAGTTTGTGCATCACGGTATACTATACGAGATATATCCACTTTCTTTCTACAGATAGCTTTTACAATTCTGTATGCATCTAATTCTTCTTCTGTAGTGATAACCTTGGATTCTGTACTTACTTCTTCTATAGCTTCTTCTGATGTATTTCCGTTATTTTTGGTTTGGTTTTCTTCTACTTTGGAATCGCTGACAGTCAAAGCTCCTTTCAAACGGTCATTAATAATATCGTTGATGTGTGAAGAGATGGCACGTTTAACCAAAGGTGTGAACTGGTCTATTATGTTTTGAAGCATTCTGCCATCATAAACTTTTGTAGCAAACATCTTTACAAAATCCGTACTGGGTGAGGAAAATTCTTCTTGGATAATAGCCTTTAACTCTCCCATGTACTTCAATTCGCTGGCTGAGTTCAGAATATTGTCCACATCAAAGTACGACTTATGGAATTTTTTCAATTCTTCGATTTGATTATCCCTCAAGTCTGTAATATCCACTTCTAAAAATGGTTTATCATCCATTATATTGGGTTCTTTTAAATCTGTATAGAAGCGGTAGATAATTCCATTGGTTAAAAGTCCGAATTTAGCCTTTGATACGTTGAAATAGCGTAGCAATTGGTTGTCGTGCAGGTTTAAGTCTTGTTTCCAATGCTTACATTCAATCAGCAATATAGGCTGGTCGTCCTTCATGATGGCATAATCAATCTTTTCTCCTTTCTTGGTTCCAATATCACATGTCATTTCGGGGAGTACTTCTAAAGGATTGAATACATCATATCCGAGAGCATTAATAAAAGGCATGATGAAAGCATTTTTAGTTGCTTCTTCTGTCTGAATGTTATCTTTCAGCTTTTCGATTCTATCTGCGAGCTGTTTAATAGTGTCTTTAAAATCCATAGTATTTATTTTTAGATTGATATTATAATCTCATACTGCGTTCAACAACTTTAATGACATTGTATATCTCTACTACATCGTCAAGATTGACAGTGTAGTCGTTAAATAATTCGTTGAGTGAATGGCAAGTGATATTTCCGTAATCATCTTGCGCAGTGATTTGCTTAATGGATATTCCTTTTGTTCGGTGTACAATAACGAAATACCAGTCGTTGATATGAAGTTTAGGGAGCCATAAATCACGTCTTACTTCCCTACAAAGTAGCTTGTCCCCGTCGCAGATAGAATTACGGCTGCCATCGTCCATGCTGTCACCTTCTGCCTCAAAAATGCGGTATTTTCCGTGATAGGTTTGGTCTACAATAACCGGCATTGTCGGTAGGGTATCTATGTATTCAGCATCTCCGTATCCGGCAAGATAACCGCATTGTGCTTTGATGTGTATAACAGGCACATTCATATAGCTTAGGTCATCTACTTGGCGGGCGTTGGAGTGGAATGTTTGGGATTGGGTATCGGTAAGCATATCCCCTTCGCCGGTTAGTAGCCATTCTAAATTATATATAGGAAATGCACTAACTATCTTTTCACATGTTGCACGTGAAGGTGTACGATGCTCATTAATAATGCGGGTGATAGTTACATTATTAGATATACCAATAGCTTTACTGAATGAATTCTTATTCAAGCCTTCTTTTTCAATAATTAATTCAACTCTTTCCCAAGCTTCCATATTTGAATATACTAACAGTTAGTTAAATGTTGTAAACAAACTAACTTTTAGCTGGTAAAAGTTTGTATTTATACTAACTGTTAGTATCTTTGCAACATCAACGTCAACAACGACTACAAAATAATGAAAAATAGTTGAGTTGGCAAAATTAAAGTAATACCTAAAAAGGAGTAAGACAATGAAAAAGTACGATTTACACAAGATTATGAAAACGGCTCATGAGATATACAGAAAATATTTCAAGCTATACCAACTTACTCACGGTGTACAGACTTTCGGTGACTGCCTTAAACTTGCTTGGACTAATGAAAAGAAGCGCGTCGCTGATGAAGAAGCGAGAAAAGCTGAAAAAGAAGCTATGAAAGCAGCTTTGGCACAACCGGAAAGAAGAAGTGCTTATGATTCTTTCAATGCTCCAATTTCCGCCTACTATAATCCAAATAGTAAAGGTGCTTTCGGTTCTCGTTATGTAGGTGACTAAATATAAACAAAGCTGCAGAAAAGGTCAGTGCTATACCGGTGATAAAAGCCGCGAGGGTTCGTAATGGCAAACGAACACTTTACCCTTCACCGGGCAGCTTTCCCCATTCGGTGATGCGTTACATCGAATTTCTCCGTCCGGTCATTGAGCCTACCCTTTGATGGGAGACGGAGAACTGATATAAGCTCGACATTCGGGCAGGAGAGGCGATACTCCGCAACAACACACCCCGAAAGACTTGGAACTGGTGACAGCAGAAGCAGACTTGAGTAGGGTTACGGGTGCAGTCCCGGTGAAATCTGCCGCAGTTCGTACTGAGAAAGGTACAGGAACTCCGAAGCATACCCATGTAAACAGATAGTAGACTTGTCCTTGATTGTGGTGGGGTAAAATAAAGAAGCCAATATGTCCCGAACGGTCATGTAGCGAAGTACAGTAGCTGATAACTCCGTTGAGAAGAGCAGAGAGAGCTTATCGGGGCACGAATATTAAAAAATATAAGTATATGGACTATAAGGAAATCAACAATTTAACAGGTAAAATAAGTAAGATAAAATCCATATTGGAACATTCCTCTCAAATAGAGATGATTGCTACAATTCCGAATGCAGGTTATGGAGCGTCTATATATGATGCTTCGGAACCGACAATAATAACGGTGAAGTTGGAAAAGGACGAAGCTGAATTTCTTCTAAATGAGTATCAAAAACTTATAGAACAGAAAGTGGATAGTGTGATAAAAGTGAATAAAAAGACGAATTTATAAAAGCAATTATAGAAAAGCAAGTAAGCATACTTCCTGCAAATAGCGGATTTGTCAGCAAGAGCGATATCAATGTAGCTCCTTATGTATTAACTATCAGGTTGTTTTCAATTCCGATATACAGAAAAGAGGTGAATGCCTCAAAATGGATAAGTCTTACTTCATTAAAAGAAACTCCTTACAATAGTATATGCAACCAATGCGATGATAAACAGCAGGAATGAAACATACGAGCCTTTTTCGCAAAATACGAAAATCCTTCTTCTTGGTATGCTTTCATATACGTAAGCTTGACCGTGCGGTAATTCCCCGTTATGATATTTTCTTAGGTATTCCCGATAGGTGCGCACAGCTTGATTGCTCAACACTCTATTCTCGTATAGAGATATTCCAGAGAAAAGGATACAGAGTGCATTTACGCATATTGCAGTCACAAGGAGAACCTTGTTGCAAAGACTGTCCTCTGAAGGACTGCTTAAAGAAATGATTACCGCAAAGGTGGTTGAGGCTACCATTAAAAGCGTTGTTTGTATTTTGAATACCCATTCGGTTTGTTCATCCAGAGAACGCATATATAACCTAATTAGATTTCTTTCCCAACTCATACTTACTTAATTTTTAGATTTTGCACTCCAAAGTTAAGTAAATCTCCCGAATAAAGCGTGATGCTGCCAATCGAATTGGTTCGGGAGAGCTCAAATACTAATCATTAAAATTTTATAGCAATGAAAAAGAAAATAATCACAGAAAACTACACGCCGGCTTTGAGAGATATGGAAGTAGGAGATATTCTTACTTTCCCGGTGAAAGCTTACAATTCTATCAAAGGTACATTGATTCCCCGATTGAGATTGGAACTTTGCGTAGAAGATGCAGATTGGAAAGTAGGAGACATTGATAAGAAAAAAGGTCTTTTTGATGTGGAAAGGATAGCATGATGGTTTCCCTTTCTCCAGCGGAAATGCTTGTTGCAAATGAGTATTGTAAGGGACTTGCTGACAAAGAAGTGGCTGACAATCTGAGTAAGTCTGTTTGGACTATCAAGACACAGAAGCGGACTATCTATCGAAAGTTAGGCATATCCAAAGATACTGAATTGCTTCTGTATATGATTTGTAACAAGATGAAACGCAATTTCGATTTGAATGAGTTACGGAAGCATGGACTTGAACTTTTGTTCTCCACTCTTTTCGTTGTGATGCAGGTTACTTGCAATGACATTGATTTGCGGAGAATGAAAACACCCTCACGGGTACGGACTGCAATGCGCTATATAAGAGTAGGGGGACGGAGTAATAATAATTTTAATTTTTGGCAGCATGATATATGAGGTAAACGGTGATTTACGCAGTTCTATGTTGATTGATGGGACGGCGGAGGCAAGGTTGGCAGATATACTTACCATCATGGATAAGCGTACATTTCCTAAGAGGGAATCAGAAAGAATAGTAGGTGGACCCGGTAGATTGAAAACCTTGGTAAATTCTCGAAGAGTGAGAGTTGAATATAGACCTAATGGACGAAGTTATTATAATGCTTCGGATGTGTTGAGTTTTGCAAAAGTAAGAAAAGGAAGAAACCATGAAAAGAATAATTCTCAACGTGCTATTGCTTAATGTATTGGCTCTGCCTTGTTTGGCAATGTTCAACGGTGTTGATCCGATGACGGGAGAGTGGAACTATACTATTAACCTTTTTGGCATGGTATATTCTGTTTGGTTCTATTACAATGTATTGAAGAAGATAATAAAAATATGAACCTCAGCGGAGGAAGTGCATTACATAAAAACTTGTTTTGTTAGACTACTGCCGGCAAGGTCTGTGAAGATATAGCGGGCAGAAACGGGTAATTAGCTCAGTCAGGTAGAGCGGTACATGATTATTTTAATGTTGGTAATTTGTCATGGTATTATTTAAAGGTTTCATTCATGTACAGGTCACGGCGTTCGAGTCCCGTATTACCCACACAGTTTTTTTTATGTTTAACCAGTAATGCCGACGAAAAGGACGTCGTAGGGAGAATGCCCCTATTTGAGTTTTATATTTCATCTATCTTGTTAACTACCCTTCCCGGTGTGGTTTGACCGCCTATCCGGGAGCAATGCCCAAGCGAGGGCAGATATAGTTTAGTATGTTATTTTGTGTTTGTGCTGGGTGTGCCGTCTGTGAAGATAGTACACCTTTTTTATTCGGGAGTTCGGTGTAATGGCTAACACACCTCATTCGAAGAGACTGGCGGTTCGAGTCCGTCAACTTCCACGACATTTTTTATTAACCACATAAATTTTATCATTATGAGTTTGATTAAGAAACCTAACGAGCTGACCGTTAAGACTACATTGTCAGCACTGATTTACGGACAGCCGGGTATGGGTAAAACAACATTGGCATTATCTGCTCCCAACCCTGTACTATTCGATTATGACGGTGGTATTCACCGTGTCAATGCCGCCCATCGTGTACCGACCGTTCAGATAACAAGCTGGGACGAGACGAATCAGGTACTTGCTTCCGAAGAAATCAAGGAGTTCGACACGATTGTGATTGACACTGCCGGAAAGATGCTCTCTTTCATGGATAAGGCTATCATGGCAGCCAACCCAAAAATGAAGAAAGCTGATGGCACTCTTTCCCTGCAGGGATATGGGGTACGAAAGAATATGTTTATCAGCTTTGTGAATCAAGTTACCCTCATGGGTAAGTCGGTTATCTTCGTTGCTCACGAACGGGAAGAGAAAGTCGGTGATGAAAAACAGATACGTCCGGAGATTGGCGGTTCATCTGCCGGTGATTTGATTAAGGAACTGGATTTGGTTGGTTACATGGAAGCCATTGGCAAAGATAGAACAATCTCCTTTGACCCGTGTGAGAAGTTCTACGGTAAGAACACCTGCAATCTTCCCTCACGCATTAAGATTCCTGTCATTATTGACGCTTCCGGTACCGTCACGGGAAAGAATGATTTTATGACAAACATCATCAACACTTATAAGGATTATCAGATGAAACAAACAGAGTTGTCCTCTGAATATGATAAGGTTCTTGAAGTTATCCGTGATACGGTGGAGCAGGTAACCGATATGCAGTCGGCTAATGAGGTACGGGAAGCGATTGTGAGTATGAACCATATCTTTGACAGCAAGGTAAGGGCTGGTATGATGCTCAATGAGAGATGTAAGCAACTCGGATTAAAGTTTAATAAACTCAACAATAAATATGAACCAGCCGCCTAAGTACAGATTTTACCCGTCGCTGCTCGATAAGTTCGAGCAGTATTTGCGGGCGGATGAACAAGTTGAAAGCTTTTGGAATGTCGACAATGAAACGGGGGAATACAAGAAAAGCCCCGAAGAGATTGAAGCGGAGCTCAAGCAAACTTTGCTTGATGCGATAAACCGCGTTCCATTTGAGAGTGAAGCTGCTGATAGAGGAACGGCATTTAATGCTATCATAGATTGTTACATCCATAGGAAAAAACATATTCCAAATGAACGGGAACCATATACCATTATCGGTGATGAAGAAACCAATATTATACAAGTTGCTTTTCCGTCTACGGATATAGCGCCTGCCCGTCATTTTTTGTTTGACCGAGCATGGTGTATTGAACAGTCGAGGTATTTTGCTGGTGCATTGTCTCAAGTCTTTGTCTCTGCCACTATTTCCACCCGTTACGGTGATGTGGAGCTTTACGGGTTTATAGACGAACTTCTCCGAGATACGGTCTACGACATTAAGGCGACCTCAAAGTATGATTTTGGTAAATATGAGCATGGTTGGCAGCGGCATGTATATCCTTACTGCTTGATTGCTTCTGGTCAAATGGGGAGTGTGAAAGCATTTGAATACACTGCATATCAGTTGAAAGGTGGTACGAGCCGTACCCCGCTAATTAGCGGAACGCAATATCCGGAGTATTATACTTACAATCATGAGCAGACGGTTAAACTGTTGACTGCTCATTGTGAACATTTCATAGAATTTTTGGAAGCAAATCGGGAGTTTATTACGGATAAGAAAATATTTGGATTAGAGTAATGGCACAGGAAGCAATTCTTGAAAAGGTTAACGGCAAGGTACACATAAGCAAGTCATTTGACTTCATGTGTTCTCAATTACGTAATGGTAGGTATCGTGTGAAAATTGAACGTTTTACGGAACCGCGGACACTATCGCAAAATGCGCTTATGTGGCTTTGGTTCACTTGCATTGAGCAGGAAACCGGAACGGATAAACAAGATATACATGATTACTACTGCAGCCTATTCCTGAAGAGGACTTCTTATATCAAAGGCAAAGAAACGGTTGTTACCGGAAGCACATCGAAACTCAATACAGTGCAGATGACAGACTTTCTGAATAAAGTCCAGGCTGACGCTGCTGCCGAACTGGGAATAATACTCCCTCTTCCGGCTGACCGTTACTATAACGAATTTATCAACGAATATAAAGACAGGAGATAAAAATGAATATCACAAAAGCAAAAATAACAAAGGACAACACACTTGTTGCCACTTTTAAGAACGAGAATGAGGATAATGTGACTGTTGAGGGAAAGAACCTTATCCATAAGGATTTGCGGGCAGCGTTTGACGAGCTGATTCCTCACCTTACTTTCCTCTGTGAGCAAAAGGAAGCTGACGGCAAAGATTCCATAGATGAATTGCCGGAAGAAATCTTCTCTACATTCGAGGTTACTGGTTATACGATTGGTGGTTCTGATGATAATATCGGGGTTACTTTGGTCGGTAAACGTTTCCTAAAAAGTAAAAAGGTGCTTAATCTCATTGCACCGTTTACCATGTTCAACAATGAGAACGAAGAATACGAACACGCCTTTGAGTTACAGCAAGCCATTGATGCTTGTAATTATGAAGTAGAACAGTATCTGACCGCAAAGAAATGGGCAGTAGTTCAGCAGGAGCTTCCATTTGATGAAAGTGCTCCGACTGATATAGTGGCCGACCCGGTGGGGGACGCTACTTTTGAGGAGGAAGCTAACGAGTTCCTCAAACAAGTGGCGGAACAGACCGGCACTACTTTGATAGTGGACGGTAAGAAAGTGAAACCGCGTCATTCACGTACTAAGAAAGTCAAAGAAACAGCAGCTTGATTATGGCAGCACCTTTTTGTATCACCAAATATCCGGACGGCTTCAAACTTAAATTCATGTACCATCCGATGCTGATTAAATGCGTGAAGAATATTCCATCGGTCAAAGCGAATGCTAAAAAGGCTTATCTTTTCAATGAGAAAGCATGGTGGGTTGACCTTGCCGATGAATGGTATGTCAACACCATGGCGAATTGGGCGGTACAATATGGTTATTGCGGATCAGTACAGCGGTCGGAGCAACGGAAAGCTGATATAAGTTTTGAGATTGTTCCGATGCCGCAATTGACCGTACCTCACGGATTGCTTCTCGAACCGTATGATTATCAGAAAGAGGGTATCGCTTATGCTTTGGCCCATAAACGATGTATCTTCGGTGACCAGCCGGGGCTTGGTAAGACATTACAGGCAATAGGCACGGTAACGATTGCAAAATCTTATCCGTGCCTTGTTGTATGTCCGGCCGCACTTAAGATAAATTGGCAACGCGAGTTCAAGAAGTTTGCAGGAAAGCAGGCATTAATCCTTGATGATAAGAATAAGAATACTTGGCAACGCTTCATCGAAACTAAGTGCTGTGATATTTTCATTACGAATTATGAGAGTTTGAAAAAGTTCTTCGTATTGGACGTGAAGAATGATACTCGGTTTACGTTGAAGTCAATTACCTTCGACCCTCGCATAGCACTTTTTAAATCAGTCATTATTGATGAGTCTCATAAATGTAAGTCTACCAAGACACAGCAAAGTAAATTTGTTGAGGGTATCTGCAAAGGTAAGGATTTTATTCTTGAACTGACGGGAACGCCAGTTGTGAATGATAATACCGACCTTATACAACAGCTTAAGATAATGGGACGCTTGGAAGACTTCGGTGGGTATAAGACATTTACCGAACGTTTTTGTAACGGGCCGAAGAAAGCGTCTAATTTGAAAGAATTAAACTGGCGCCTTTGGAATACCTGCTTCTTTCGACGGGAGAAAGCAAAGGTGCTGACCCAACTTCCCGATAAGACACGCCAGTATATTGAGATGGATATCACTACGCGGCTGGAATATGAGAAAGCAGAAAGCGACCTTATTCAATACCTGCGTGTCTATAAGAATGCGGACGACGAGAAGATTGCCAAGTCCATGCGCGGCGAGGTAATGGTAAGGATGGGTATTTTGAAAGCCATTTCCGCCCGTGGAAAAATTAAGGCGGCTGCCGAGTTTATTCATGACGTTATCGATGGGGGAGAGAAACTGATAGTATTTGCTTATCTGAAAGAAGTAGTAATGGAACTGAAAAAGATGTTTCCTCAAGCTGTAACGGTTACTGGTGAAGATAATGCTACCCGGAAACAGATGGCTGTAGATGCTTTCCAAAACAATCCGGATTGCACACTTATTATTCTGAACTACAAATCGGGTGGTACGGGGCTTACTTTGACAGCTTCCAGTCGTGTGGCTTTTATTGAGTTCCCATGGACGTTCAGTGATTGCGAACAGGCGGAAGACCGGGCACACCGTAACGGCCAGAAGAATAACGTTAACTGTTACTATTTTCTTGGCAAGAATACCATTGATGAATACATGTATGATGTCATTCAGCGTAAAAAAGGTATAGCTAACGGAGTTACCGGAACGGATGATGTAGTAAAGGAGAATGTAGTAGATATGGCTATGGACTTATTCAAAGGTAGATTATGAGAAAGAAACAAACTACACCACAATCAGAAAGCCAGATACAGCATAGCTGCCTGACTTGGTTCCGGCATCAATATCCGTCTTTAAGCCGTATGCTGTTTGCCGTTCCTAATGGTGGGAAACGCGATGCCCGTACCGGTGCGCAAATGAAATACGAAGGTGTTTTACGTGGCGTTGCCGATTTGATACTTCTTATCCCTAAGAAAGGTTTTGCGTCTCTCTGTATAGAGATGAAAACTCCGAAGGGGGAACAGAGGGAGGAACAAATTGAATGGCAGAGAGAAGCGGAAAAGTATCGAAATAAATACGTTATCTGCCGTTCTCTTCAAGATTTTATGAACGAGGTTAATTCCTATCTACGATGAATTATATTGAACTAGTCAATAATTTTTGGACTGTGAGGCGTATTAGACCAATGACAAGTTACGAGGCAGATTTTTATTTCTATTTGCTGAAAGAATGTAACTCGAGAAACTGGACTAATCCGTTCGAATTGCCGTCGAGGAATGTGGAGCTTGAACTTGGCATCTCTCGCAAAACAATTTGTGACCTGCGCAACAAACTCCAGCAAAAAGGATTGATTTCTTTCAAAGAAGGGAATAAACGGGCAAACGGAGCATTTTATCAGATACTTTATGTTTCTGACGGTAACGAAAGTGGTAACATAAACGGTAACATAAATGGTAACATAAATGGTAACATAAATGGTAACCCTTTATATAAACAGAAACATAAACAGAAACCTATGGGGGAAAATAACTTGTCAGAGTTATTCCCACCGGAACCACCACCGAAAAAGAAACCACTCAAAAATAAAGTGGAATTTATACCACCGACTGCCGAAGAGGTGAAAGAGTATTTCCGTAACAAACTTCCTGATTGGGAGCTTCAAGCGGATATTTTCTATAATCACTTCTCTGGACTTGGTTGGAAAACAGCTACTGGTGCCAAGGTAGAACGTTGGGACAGCCGGGCTAATCTTTGGATAATCGAAAAAAAACAGCAAGGCAATGGAAAAACAGAAACTCAAGGACAAAACGGTCGGGATGCTGATAAGGCAGCAAAGGCAAGAAACCTCATTGCAGAGTACGCGGCCATCGAACAGGGATGTGATGCTATCGGCCATCAAGCAGAGATACCCGACCTTTAGCCAAGCATCTGCCGCATATTCGACATCGCTCCAGCCAATACTTCTTGCCGACCTTGATAAAGCGTACAGCGAGAAGTCACCTACATTGTCAGACCTTGAACGGATGTACGGTGACGGCTCCTCGGCTTTGTGGGCAAAGACGCAGCTACTGACTATTGATTTTGCCTCTGCCACGAAAGAGAGTGCCGATGAAAATGCTTTGAACGAGTTCTCAAACCTGTTTGTAAGGCAGTACCACTACATCAAGCTGACCGAATTCATTCTATTTGTCGCCCGGTTTAAGCTGGGCAGATACGGTAAATTTTACGGTTATTTCGACACGATAACTATTGGCGAGGCTTTCTGCAAGTTCCTCAAAGACCGGTCGGATGAGCTGGATATAATCATCCGGAACCGCAATAACCGGACACAGGAGCAACAAGTACCTGTAGAGCGGAATCACCAACCACCCGACGACTTACGGGCAAAACTCAAATTAAGATGAAAGACATAAAACTGATAGCGACTATTCTGTCAATTCTGATAGTGTATGCCGCTTTTTATTTTGTCTGCTACTGGATAGCGGACTATTGTTTAAGGACTTACTTGTAACTGATGAAAAAAGATACACGATTATGAAACCAAGAAAACAATTAATTGACGCCGCCATAGCCAATGGTAGCATTGACAGAATGAACATGTTGCTATCCGCTGCACACCTGCTGAACTGTGAAGCCAACAGCTTGGTTGAAGAAGCGAGCGATTTAATGGCTGAAAACGGTCTTCTGCTTGGAGACTTGAAGAAGCTGCACAACGACTTTGTTAGAGTTGCCGACAAGTATTTCAAAGAGTTTGCCACCCTTGTAACCACCGATACCGCCAAGATGGATATGTTCTCTGACCTTGACGGATTCGACAGTGCTTTCAGAGAATGGGCGAAAGTACCTAATGACTGGAAACCGAAGGATGTCCCCTCAAATGAGACCTATTTATAACCTTATAACCCTCCTCATGAGCTGGCTTTTGGTAGAGGTTGGAGCGGATGAAGAGTGGTTCTGAATCAAGACGTCATGGTGCAAAATGTGTGTTTCGGAAGACAATCGGAAACGGAATAAAAGAAAGGAAAACAAATGAATATAAAGAAAATAAAGGAACATAACCCTCAATCCTTTTTAGACGATTTGAAACGGGTAAGAGAAATCATGGTCTATACAGGACATACCAACTCCTACTATAAGATTCTTAAACACGAATTGTTGAGAGATGCGGAAGAGAAAGCCATCACGTACTATATAACGGATTCTATATTCGCCAGAAAGCGTGATGTCATGGTAATAATTTAATCGGAAGAATATGAAACAAACAACTATTCCAGCTTTTAAATATTGGCTCCGGATACACGGCTTTCGCTTAGAATGGTTCGGTACTGGAACAAAAAACAATCCAATCAAGATTAAATCAAGAAAAAGAAATAAGTTATGAAACAGACAGTAGAAGAAGCCGCTAACGACTATCTCCAAAAGATATTGGAAGCAAGCGATTTTGAGATAAACTTTGAAGAAGATAATTATGATGCTGGCGCCCGCGATGCAGTACTTGATGTAACAGAACGGGCTTATATAGCTGGTGCTGAATGGCGCATTAATAGCGTGTGGCATAAGACCAAAGATGAAGTGCCACAAGCTCATGGAGAATACGAAAATGAACATTATCCGCAGATACCATGCCTTGTATATGGGAAATTAAGCACTGGAACTGGTTACGGTGTCCGCTATTGGAATGTAACAGAGCAGTGCTGGGACGATGAAGAGTGCGATGATTACGAGTGTTCCAAAGATGCCATTGAAGAATGGGCGTATTTGGATGATTTAATACCTAATAAAAAGCAATGATTATGAAATCAAAATATGTATTATCAGTCGAACAGATGGAACATTTGCAGGAGCTTGGGTTGGACACAAGCGATGGAAGCATGTGTTGGTGCTACGCTCTTTCTTATAAAAATGCAAAATGGGAACTTGAAATATATGAAGATGTAATTAATGAAAAACGAGATAGTGCATTTTGGGAAATAATTCCCACTTACACCTTGCAGGACATTTTTGATAAGCTGCCGCGATACATAAATGTCTTCTGTATAACGTATAAGCTGTGCGTTGAGCCTCTTTTTGCTGGTCCTTGGGCTATAAGTTATCAAAAAAGCATGTCTGAACCATTCATCGTTAAAGTTTCCGGAAATCTATTGGATGCAGTCTACGAGATGCTGTGTTGGTGTATTGAAAACAGGTATATTAAAACTAATCAGTTATGAAAGCAAAAATAAAAGCAACTGGAGAAATTGTGGAGGTTGAGGATTTATATGATGATGGGACTGCCTTAGTGAAAGGTAGGTATTTCAAAGTGTCAGAACTCGACTTCTTTGATAATTTTGAAACTATTGATTGGGAGCAAAGGCGTTATGAATTGGCGAAGGCTGCAATGCAAGGATTCTGTAGCAATCCACATCAACAGATAATGGATGCTGACTCAAATATGGTGGCAGAATGGAGTATTGGTTTCGCTGATTCACTAATAAAGAAATTGAAAGGGAAATAACCATGGATATAGAAGAAGCAAAAAACAAGAAAGCGAAAGCCGAAATGGAGATAGCTCATATTCTGGAAAAACTTGAAACCGAAACGGGTTTAAAAGTCAGCAACATGTTTTATATATGCAGAGAAAAGGATAAATCTGCGTTAGCTGTTTCCCCCATAGAGCATATAAAAACCAATATAATCTTAACGTTGTAATCATGGAAATTTCCGATAGGTTATCAGTTGATATAAGCCTTAAAAAGAAGGAGGGATAAATATGCAGAATGAAATTTCGTGGAACGAAAATACTTATTATAAGATTTACAATCCATATAGTGATATTTCTCCTTTAGAACCGTGTGATGCACCCAAAATGAAAAAATATCGCCCAAAATATGATAGGTGTACAAATAAGCAGATTGCGAAACGCAGGAAGAAGAATAAAAACCGTAAAACGCATAGGAGAAAATAATCATGGAAATAAAGAACGGAATAATAATAGACGGAGTGCTACATGAATTGAAGGAAGCGAAACATGATTATTGTTTAAAATGTTCGTTACGGAATAAATGCGATAATAGCGATTATCTTATTTGTGATATGTTTGGCGCGGGTCATGATGATTATTTTATCAATTGTGGCAAAGTAACAGATATTAAGATAGATAAGGAGGAATAACTATGGGATTTACAACACCGTGTTTCATAAGAAAGAATACACCGGAGCTTCGGAAGAAGTTGGAGGAGTTGGGATATAGATTATTTGGGGCGGAACTTAACGAAGATTTATGTATTTTCACTGGACCCGAATACAGTCTATATAGTGTTGAGTTTTTCAGTAACATTCCACATCCTGACGAAACCGATAGTGTTGATTGCAGAACCAACGAAGAGCTTTTCTTGGCTATCGCTGCATTAAGGGATGATACAGATAAGTTTCAATGGTTTACCGATGGAAATAAATGGATTTTGTGTCCTGAAATCAAGTTCTCTACCTATTGGGCTTACAATGATGTTGACATTAACACAGATACCATTCACAAGGCTACCGTAAACGAACTGATTGAACACTTTAAAGTATGAAGAAAATAATTATCCTTTTGGCAACAGTTGCACTATTCGGGTGCAATAACTCTGGAGAATACCCTATAGAACACCGTACAATTGAGGGAAGCGTGACTTATCTCAATGATAGTATAGTGATTATCCGTACCCATAAAAAGGGGCTTGACAACTACGAAACGAAGATTATTAATTTGAAAAGACAATAGCCATGACCGAAGAACTTGTAACATTAGAGACTGCGAAGCTGCTGAAAGAGAAAGGCTTTAATGAAAGAACATTGTTTGCTTATAAAAATAATGGAAATTTATACCAAGACTTTAATAGAATTAGATTGAGTTATAATTCGCTTCCTGTTCCAGAATTATGCGAAAATTTCTGTGCATGTGAAAGTGATAATCCATGTTATAAATGTGGTACAGCCGTATATTTAACGTCTGCACCAAATCAATCATTTGCCCAAAAGTGGCTGCGCGAAACCAAGAAGCTGCACGTTGAAGTATCCTATATGCATGGGGATTATTGGATATATGATATACTGACAATTCCGGAACATGATTTAGTAGGATTGTCGGATAGACCTATTATCCATTATAAATCCTACGAGGAAGCACTGGAAGCCGGGATACAAGAAGCATTAAAACTTATATGA